ATCTAACATCTCAGCTTTGAAAGCTTCTCTTGCCTGCTCTTCAGTATATAAAGGTACCTCGTTGAATCTATTAATCTCAGGGTTCCATTCTTTATTTGTTGTTTCCCATTTATCAAACCTGCAGAATCTATCATACAAAGTAAATAGTAATTTATTCTCTTTTGAAAATTGTATTAACTGTTGTGATAAATCACGCACAAAAGGAACTCTCCTATGATACTCGTTAAATAAAGATTTTGCTTTAGCTTGATCTAATCCTAATTCTTTTTGTAATTTTATTTTACCCATACCATAGAAAAGTCCTAGGTTAATTGTTTTTGCCTGTTTCCTGGAGATATTAGCCATGTCAGCAACGATTTGATGGAAATCGGCATCATCCCTATCAAATTCTCCCTGCAAGTTATCTGTACCTGGAAGACCTAATTTAATTGCATAGTGAACCACGATCCGTGGTTCCTGTTGCGAGTAGTCAAAACTTCCCCAATCACATCCTTCTTCAGGTATAAAAAGTTCTCTCATTTTTTTACCAATAAATCCTTTTGAAGGAATTTGTTGTAAGTTAGGATTTGACATTGAAAATCTTCCAGTAACCGTTCCTCCTGAATCTGATCTAATTTGATTTATATCTGCATGTATTCTATCTTCATGTACATAACTTAATAAGCCATCAATAAATGTATTAACTGCTTTGTCATACTCTCTTGCTTTTGCAATCATACGTAAACATTTATTATTGTGTGTTTTTAAATAATCTTTCGGGAGTTGTGGCATTTTAGATTTAGGTGTAACCTTGTAATCTTTAATACATAAGTGATCTAATAATTTTTTAATTGATGATGCGGCCCAGATATCAACTCTAATAGTTGTAATACTTTCTATTGCTTTTATTATTTGATCTCTACGTTTTTTGAGATGTCTTCCAAATAGGACAGCTTTTGCGACATCTATTCTAACGCCTTTAAATTTCATGTCAACTAAACATAAAAATAATTTTGTTTCTAATTCAAAAATTTTTCTACAAGTCTTTTGCTCTCCGTCTTCTTTTGTGTATAATACTTCGTCAATTTTTTTATTAAAAAGATTCCATAATTTAAAAGTTAAATCAACGTCTTGTTTTGCATAGTCTTTTACAATTGAAGCTGGTAGTTTATGCATATTAGTCATAGGATCTTTTACAGTACCGCCAGACCATTCAAGTGTTTTTTGTTGTAAGTCGTACTTATACTTAGATTCATTTAAATAGTCTTTTGATAAAGAGTCTAATGAATATCTAAATCTGTTTTCATCGATAACTGACGCTGCTATCATAGTATCCACGATTCTACCTTTCATCATCTTACCTGTGATGGCTCTAATCCAACATACATCATACATGGCGTTGTGGAATACTTTTGTTATCTTTTCATTTTGAAAAATTTTATCATCTAAAACTTTCCAAATCTTTCTAGTTCTTTCAAAGTCAAGGTCAGTATCGGAATGTCTAAGAGGAAAATATGCAGTATCTTTACCTGTTGCAACTGCAATACCACAAATAAAACCATCTTTTCGTATTGCACCTAGACCTTTTGTCTTAAGGTTTGGATCATAAGTCTCAATATCGACAGCTACTGTATCTATACCTTTTAAATCTAAATCTTCTGGAGCATTACACATTATTTATACCCCATGAGTTAGGTTTATCTTTTGGTTTTTCTATTTCTTTATAATCTCTTTCAAGTATCATCTCTAAAAAATGTATAGCCTTTAATATATCTTCCTTCTTTCCTTTCAGTCTATGGCGACAAATATATTTTATAGCGCATCCTTCGGGAAAAAGCAATTCATTCTCTACAACAAACTTGCTTGGTTGAATTTTAAATTTTTGGTAGTGTGATCCTCCGTGTTGCTTGTCCCATACACTTTTATTTTTCATCTTACTCCTAACGTATATTTATCTTGTGATGCTATTGTCCAACAGTCAAATTTTCCTCGACTGTAAGCTACATATTTTAACCTTAATTGACTAAAATAATCTTCTGGTCTGAATCTCGTTTCGTCTACAACCACATTATCAAATGTTAGACCTTTTACTGTGTGTATATTTGCATATTTAACTCTGGTTTCTCCATCTAAATTATAATCGTTTTGTAAAATTTTTTTAATATATAAAATTCTTTCTTGCTCTGTTTTAGTTCTTATCAAAGAAAAATCTTTTTGTTTTAATGAGTCTGGTTTTAAATATTTTTTGGTAATTAACTCATGTACAGTATATTCACGGTCTATCCACTCTTCAAATGTTTCTTCTCCTTTACCGTGTACAATCACTTTACTACCCATATATTTCCAGAAATCTTTTATCTGTTTTAGAGAAACAAGTTTCCCTTTTATAAATTCTGGCCAAATTTTATGACATCTTAATTCTTTTTTTGGTACGTGGGGCGTGCTTCCTACATGTGCGAACTCTATACCGTGTTGTTTGAAAAAACTTTTTACCCATGCGTCCGAAGGTTTTTGTCGATATGTAAATAAAAATGTTTCATCAGTATTTTTTATTTTTTCTAAAAGTCTTTCCATTGCACTGCATTTATTAATTAGGTTTGGTAAATAATAGTGGTTACCCATTACATCGGTCGGTTTCCAAATTCTGTGGGTTTCATAATGGTCCCATATAGGTTTAATAATTTTTTTACATAAAGCATTTATAGTTTTACTACATCGATACCCTTGTTCTAATTCTTTAGCACCTTTAGATAGTTCGTAAAACTCCTTTGCATTAGCACCAGCCCATTCAAATATAGTTTGATCAGGATCACCAACAAACCAATACTCTTTTACATTTGTAGCTATTTTATCTAAAGCTATCTTTTGTGTTTTATTACTATCTTGTGCTTCATCCACTATTAAAGCATCTATGTCTGGCTCAACTGCCTTGTCTATAAATCTTTTAATCATGTCATGAAAATCTAATGTTTGATTCTTTTTGTTATATTCTTCCACAATTGGTAACATTTCTTCTATATCGTTTATAGAATAGCCATTATATTTTTTATCAGATTTTTTCCAATGTTCTTTGAGAGATCTACCGAATCCATAAGCTTCTTTAACAAATTTAAAATAACCATGTTCTCTGTTATCAAATTGTGATTGTGTAACTTTATGTCTTTGAAAAATAGAATCTTCTATACATAGATTTTTATAATCGTCATAATCTAAAACCCGCTCTCCGATTGTTGCTTTCTTTTTACAGTAGTGGTGTATTGTACAAATATTATGTTCTAAAGCTTTTTTAGTAATACCTTGCATCTCTGATAATTTTAAGATTTCGTCTTTAATTTCATCAGCTGCAACGTTAGTGTGTGAAAGAATTATTATTTTTTTATAATCAAATTTTTCTAATAACTCTACATACTTAGTTGTTATAAATGTGGAAGTTTTTCCTGTTCCTGGTGGTCCTACCATAAATTGAAGTTTACTCATTTGTAATCTCCTTGTATTCTCCCTCAACAATTAAATCTTCCTTATCTATCGTTTTATTTACTCTCCAAGATACACAAGATTTATTATCAAATTTACCGTGATTCTTTTTTGCTTCTAGTATTTGTTGACATTTAATAACTAAATCTACTCTAGGTAAATTTACTTTTTGTCTATGTAAGTAATCTTCAAATTTATCTAAATTAAATTCTAAAATATTCTTTTGCATATTAAAATAAGGCAAGCCAAAATATGCAAGTTCTTTTTTGTTTGTGTAAGCTTTTTCTTCTGAAATATAATTATTAAAATGTTTTTTAAATCTTAAATCCTCTTCTGCATCTTCTACATAGTCTTTTGATTTTTCTCTTGCCTCATACTTTCTACGCATAATCTCTTCAAAATCTGCAGCTTTCATTTCTGGAATCCAGACGGATGCTTTACTAATTACTGCATCATAAAATAATTTTTTATTTCTTAATGTAGGTCCATCTACCTTAATTGTTTTTTCTACAGCTTCCCCCTGTACAACCGCATTTATTTTTACAAAGTATCTATCTCCACCGTATTCTATAATTTGACCTATGGACTGTTTCGCTTCTTCACTTGTTGCCTCTTGCACACCAATCCAACTAAAAATTGTTGCAATTGTTTTTGTAGAACAACCTAATATTTCTGCCAATTTTGGCATACCAAATTTTCTATTTGCTTTTTTATGTGATGTACCTTTCTTTTTTCTTTTTTCGCTTTCTTCATCTTTTGCTGCAACAGCGATCTTATAAATAAAATCATCTATTTCATCTACATTCCATTCTGTATGTTTTAACAATATACCAGCTATTGCTGTACAGTAATCGTCCCTTTGACCAGTGTCTGTATATGTAATACACAAAGCCGCTGCCAATGCTATCTTACCTAAATCTACTTTTAAATTCCCTGGATATTCATCTATACCTTCATACTTGACCCATTTAACTGTTTCATTTGTTGTATGATATTTTGTTTCTGGAACTAATGTATATTTATTTGCGCCATGTCTTATTTCACAGAGTGTTGCACCGTGACTATAGTCTTTATAATAATTTTCTAATTCTTTTGGTAGTGTAAATTTCTTATAGTCTGATGTACCAGACCAAAGATAATGACTTAGTGGATTATTTCTTCTACCGAAAATTGCACTACAAGATTTTATATGATCTCCAACAAATCTTTTTACGACAGGATTATCAATATCAAAATCTATGTATTGATCTAGTCTAAGTCCTATCTGTTTTGTTGCGTGTTCTGTTCTCCATTCTTCTTTCGTAATCTTAAAATCAGGGTCGGCCCATTTTTCAACTACCGCCTGCTTAGTGTCGCAGGGTATAATAACCCTTCCCAGATTTAACCAATCTTCATAATTAATTGGAGCTTTGTTTGTCTTATCATTCATAAATTAAAAAGTGGGCGTTTCCACTCTCGCTTAGACGCCCACTACCTAGGATTTTATAAATTCAAAGATTTTTTAGTCTGCTCTTGAACTTCAGGTTTAGCTTGAACATCGCCTTTATTTACAGATTCAGCAAAAGATTTTGACATATCATAAATTGACTTGTCTTCTACTGGACCAGCTTTAGCTACATCCCATCCAAACCATGTTCCTTTGTCATTAGACATCTGAACAGTAGATAGATTATAAATGTGGCTATATGTAGGCGGTGTGAATAAACCATTCTTGCCTTGTAGTTTAATTCCCATCATCATTGAGTTCCATTTTCTACTAACTTTTAATTGAGTAGATTTCATAGATATCAATGCAGTTTCTGGATTTTTACCAACTACAAGTACGAAGTGATTGGCAGTATTTTCAAGATAGTTACCATTTGGTAATCTATCTTTGTATGATTTATCCCTAGTCGTTTGACTAACGATATCACTATCCGCATCGTGAATAGCTACAGGTGCACCACTGCTGGCACCTCTGTCTTGCCATTCAATATACTGTCTTTTGTAATGACATGGTACAACAGAAATTTTGTCATACAATTCATTAGTAACAGTATTTATTATCTTGCCAGGTTCTGCCCCCTCGACATATTTTCCATGAGTTTTATTTACCTCTGGAGATAATTGGCCCAAAATTTTTAAGAAAGGCAACGCAAGATCTTCTTGCGATATATTTTGAGCGCCTTGTTGTGCATCAGCTTCCATATCAAATGTTGCTAATGCTCCTTCTTTTTTTGTTGCTACTTGGTTCATGTTTATTGTTTCCTTTTTATTGTAGTCTTATTTCCAACAAATATGTTGAAAAGTTCCGTTGGCATGTCTTTACCTGCCTCAGTACGCTCACGGACTAACGCTTTTAGAGTCATGGGCTCAACCTTCATCTTTTGTGTTGGCTGAAACCCACGCTCTTGTGCAAGAACAGCATAATCAGCTGCCTTGTTCTCTTCGTTGCGACCAAAGGACACGGATATCTCATTTTTGATTATGTCCCCTAATCCATTGTCACGAAGCCAGTTAAAAGCCTTCTCTTTATTAGCTACAGTAATATTTGCGCTATAAAAAGGCTTAACATCTACCAGAGATCCATCCATCAACTTTAGTTGAGATAAACCCATCTCAGCCATCATTGTCGGAATAACCTCTCCAGATAAATGCTCTAATTCTTTTTTAGTGTTCTTCATATTTTGCTCTTGTAGTTCAAGTCTCTTAGTTAAAGAGTCTAATTTTTCTACTTGATCTGCAAGTGACTGAATATTGTCAGTCTTCTTCATTGTGTTTTGTTGGTCTTTTTCAAAATCAATCATTAATGTCTCCTTTCTCGTATAAGTTAATTTCAATAGGATAATATTTTCTTTCTTGTTTATCCCACTTTAATAGATTGTATTTACCATTTGTGATATCAGAAACTATAGAACATGCAACACCAATTAATGCTGGGTCTCCTATTAATAATAAAGAGTCTCCTTCTTTAAAATCTCTTAAGCCTTTTCTTAATTTAAAAACTAAAGGACCTGGAGAAAAAATTATTTGAGAGAACTCTGGAAGTAAAAATTTTATCTTACCATAATTAGATGCACCCATAATGTTTATTTTAGGATTACCTGATTGAGTCCCTGCAACTTCTTGTATTACGTAAACTATATTTTCTTCTTTCATGTCTTGACATATAGTGCATCATGGATTATATGTCAACCCATAGAAAGAAAAAAATATGAAATATAAATTTAAAACAAAACCGTATGCGCATCAAATGACCGCATTAGAAAAGTCATGGAACAGAGAAACTTATGCCTATTTTATGGAAATGGGTACAGGTAAAACAAAAGTATTAATAGATAATGCTGCTATGCTTTATGATAAAGGTAAAGTAGATGGAGTTTTAATTATTGCACCAAAAGGTGTTGTTAAAACT